TAACTTTGTACTACTTCCCCTTTCAGCCAAACTGAACCATTAAACTCTTGATGCATTACTTTGGGTTTCCAAAACTGCCACCAGCGAGGTGAAGATTCAACTACAAAGGTTGTTTCTAATCTGTTCCATCCGTTTAAGGATTCTGTTACTTCAAATTTTGTTTTCATTTCTCTTTTGTTTTAAAGGTTATCTTCCTTGTCCTTTATATTTCTTTCTATAGTTCTTTGAGGACTTCAGTTTAGAGGTCTTTGTCTTTGCGTGGATGTTAGGTCTTGATTTCTTGGGTTTCTCTACCCACAATGATGTTGTTTGTTTCTTCGCCATTTCATTTCGCATTAATTCTTTCTATCCATCTGGAATACATCTTCGCAGCCCAAGCACTTCTCTGTTGCTTGTTAGGATACACCTTTCTCAACCTCGCATTTGCTATGCGGAGGAATTGCTTCATCTCTTTCATAATTTTCTCTTATGTATATTCTTCAACCAATTTACTTTCTCAGGAACATCACCATGATCCAGATGACATTTCCTACATACCGCCATTAGATTTTCAATCACATCCTTATTCTTAGATCCTCCTGATCCTCTATTCTCTATATGATGGATATCTACCGCTCTACTTCCACAGATCTCACAAGGGATGAAATCATCCAGAACATAATTGAAGTATTGCATATAGATCTTAGTATGCTTTTTCATAGCGTATCTCTGATGATATAAGAATCCAGATCCTGACCTTTCACAAAGAAATCTCTATAGGTAGATATCGCTCTCTGGAATTTCGCTTCTCCCCTCTTATAGAATTCCTCTGATACATCATATATCCCTATATCACAGGATGCCTTGTCTAAGGCTATGAAATAGAAATCCTTGTAGTTCTTCTGAAAGAGATTGCAGTAGATATAACATTGAAGGTCATATCCATATTTATCCGCACTATATCTGAATGCCTTGAGATCTGTAGTTGTCTTCACATCTGCTACAAAGTCCTCATTCCAGATATCTGCCTTACCTCTGAAAGGGAATCCTCCTAATATATCCACCATTGGTTTCTCAGGTTCAGATCCTGATAGAAAAGATAGAGCGTGTTCATTCCTATTGAATGCATCTGTTACTCTCTCTCCCTGTTCCAAATCCTTTCTCGTGATACAAGTCTTAGGGTTATCTATCTGGGCTTCCTTGAATGCTTTTGTGTTCTTAGAAGCCACATCTACCACCTGAAATATATCATCAAATCTCTCAGGCTCTAATATCATCGTATGGATGATTCTCCCCTGCAATAAAGCAGGAGATGATTCAACAGATCCATACTTCATCACATTATTAAATGTCTTAGGACTATCTAAGATCATCTTTAGGGATGATGAGGATAATGCTAACTTATTAAGAACCCCATAGTAGAATTCATCATCTCTCGCTTTATCAATCAACCATTGCTGATCGTAATCCGTTCCATCTAACATTATCATAAGGCAATTCTCTCTACAAGTGCATAAACTACCATCATAACGCTGATGCCGATGGCTACTAAAGTGCTTGTTACGATCCAGTAAAAAGCATTCTCAATAGGTGTGTACTTTTTCATCTCTCTTGATATTAAGAGGAGGGGTTTCCCCCTCCCTTTGATTATTATTTAATTAGGTATCTGTAGTGTGGTTTTTGAATCTCTCCACAAGCAATGATCGTGTATGCTCTAACTTTCTTCTCTCCATCTGTGATGGTTGTGCAGATATTTAGATCTATGTAAGATGTGCTCAATTCTAACTTGTCTTGGTTTAGATCTTTCTTCTCAATTCTCTGAGCAAGTTTTACGATTGAGTTTGCATAGTGCTTTTTCGCTGCTTCAACTTGAATCTCAATCCAAGTATCAATATCATCTCTCCAAAAACAAACAGGCAATTTCTCCATCTTTCTTTCCATAGCCCACCATTCTTTAGTTCCTTGAGTGGTGTATTTGTGATTTGAAACCTGCTCTTTCAATGCTTGGAAATCTTGTTTAGCCCAAGTGATTGTCTCTTTAATGTAAGCCTTCTTTAATTCTTGAGTCTCAATTGTAAGTCTTTCTGTAAGTGTCATATCTCTCTCTCTTTTTGAATGATATTCAAATCTAAGGAGAAATATATTATTGACAAAACTTTTTAATAATTATTTTTCATTTTCATCAAAAAAAGTTTTTCCAATGAATTCCTCAATATCATTAACTCTCTTCTGGAGGACTCTGATTTGATTAAGGGCAATCCCCAATGCTACCCCGAATAATACTAAGATTCCCATTGAGCAACACAGACTGCATACCTCTGATCCTGTTCAGGGTATTCCTCTATCATAGTATGATCCTGCATACATCTTACAATGAATTCTCCTCTACTCTCGCTTGTCTTCTTCTCTGGTAACGGCATAATGTATCTCTTGAATTATTAAATCTTTGACATCTTCTATCTTTAGATAGGTGAACACATCTTGCTTTCCCTGTCTTCCTATCCATTTATAAAGACCTTGAGAAGGCTTCACTCTATTCTTCCTGATCACTACCTCAGCAGAATATGGTTCACACTTATCTATCACTCTCCCTCTGAGATCATCTTTCTTGAAGATGTAGAATCTATCTGGAAATTGAAATGCTATATAATCTGCCTTAGAATCTTTAGCACACCATCCATGATATCCCCAGACATTTAGAAATTCAAGGAGGATGAATCCATAGTTATGCATAGGCTTTAGACCTTTCACATCTATACATTTCCCCTCCCAATAGAAGTCAATGTGTTTCTTATCATCAGCAAGGTTAGATTTCATTGCTCCTGTCAATTCCTTGAACAGGGCTTCTCCATCCTTACCTATAGAAATACAATGGGCGGCTCGGTCATCAGATTGCTTCAGACCATTCTTTAGGTAGTTATTCAGAGACATCTAATAGTTCTTTCAATTCTCTGATCCATTGAATCCATATCTTAGGAGAGCAGGTACAAGGCACATCAAACTTGTGATTGAATACTCTGGAATGAATCTCTGCGATTCTTACTCTCTGCTCATGAGTCAATGAACTCTTTCTTAATACCCCTGATTTGAGGAACTCTATCTCCTCAGGATCTAAACATTCAGGCTGCTTAGAATAGGGGAATAGTTTATTGAGTTTCTCCTTTCTCGCATCACATCCACAATCATCTCCTGCGATTGCCTTCACTACCGCTTTGATTCCTGTGGCTTCTGTGATCTGCTCAATAGTATCTCCAAGACCTTTCGCCTTCTTAGGTCTCCCTCTCTTCTTAGATTTGGTCGTAGTCTCCGTTTTGGAAGTCTTCCCAATCTTCTCTGAGTTCTTCGTAGATTCTTGCTTTTCCATTCTTAATCGTATTCTTAATGCTTGTTAATCCTATATCTGTCTCTCTATGAATCTTGTTCATAGATGTTCCCTCCATATATATCCTCATCATCTTCTCATCATACCAATGAAGATCTCCCATCTCCTGCTCCATCTTCAGGATCATCTTCTCCATAGCATTGATCTGATCATATTCCATCTCCTGATCAACGACATCAAAATCCTCCAGAGAAACCTTATTGATTTTCTTCTTCGCTCTCTGATACTTCAGCGCAGTATTAATACAGGCTCTATAGACATAAAAAAAGTTAAGGGAGTCCTCCTCATAAAAGTTGGTTCTCCCTTCGCTCTCCATTTCTAATAGCCGTAAAAACACCATCTGAACTATATCAGATGCTACCTCATACGATCCATCAGTATATTCCTTGATGAATCCTGTCAGTCTCTTAAAGTTCTTTCTATAAAACTTCTCTATGCGATCCATGTGATTCCTACAATCGCCAACCCAATCCCCACCTGCACATAGTGGAGAGGAGGCTGACCATTCTCTTCAGGATAATATGCGTAGTTTACCCCTACCATACATCCCATTATTGGGCTAATTTCTATTTCCATCTGCTTCTAATATAGCGATTTTTCTTTTAAGGGATTCATTCTCAGATTTTAATTGTGAACTTTTATACTCCAATTCTGTTATACGCATCTTCTGGCGTGTGAATTGAGCCATTAATTTATTGTCATTCTGGATCTTGATATCAGGGTTGTTCACCAAAACACTCTTTGCAGTCTCAAAGTAGAATCTATACATCTTACTCCAATTGAAGTTGTTCTCATGATTCTTTACTGCGTGATGAATCGTAGCGTGATTCTTACCAAAAACCCTGCCTATCTGAATCAGAGTCATATATTCTCTCAGGGCAACCATCATTGCCGATCTCGCATAGACCTGATCTATTTCTCTCGTTCCTTTAGGGATCACTCCAATCTCCTGATAGTAACTATTCAATACATTACTTAAATCTTCCATCTTATCTCTTTTTCTTTTTCTATTATTCTTTTGAAGGGGATTTTATGTAATCCACCTGTTGATGTGTTTCTCACTATATAATAACTACCATCTACATCTATATCAGGCTCTTCTCCATCTATTCGTGTTTGTAGGGCAATGGTCGTTTCCATACAGATGAACTCCATCCCATTGATCTCAAACCTCTGGCCATTAGCCATCTTCCTCTTAAAACTCATCTAAATGCTGATTTACTATTTTCTGGAGTCTCTCATTCTCCTTCTTCATATCATACAACTCCTGCTTCAATTTCCCATTGGTAATCCTTGCATCCAGAATCAACTTATCCAATGTGCTGAAGTAATCTGTGATGTGGCGATATATCGCTGCCGTATCTGAGCAGATATGGAATACCTCCCACAATTGATCCTGAGTCATAGGCTCATTCTTCCCCAACTCATTGCTGAGGTAGTTCAAGACCTTGAATAACTCTGCTTCCTTTTCTAAGTAGTATAGCCTATTGCCCTCAAAATGGAGATCCATCTATATATCTTTCTTTGGTTATCAAATCTAATCCATTTATGCTAAAGCCACAATTCCCTCTTGTAGACTGCATCCTGATCGGTTGATCCAGAGGAGTAGGTCTACCTCCAGATTCCAATTCCTTAATCTTCCTCACATGAATATCCGTATAGATCCAATCTGTAGGATGCTGCGAGTATCTATGGACCACAAAGAAATCATCTGCCCTATTCACGAACTTACCCCCACCTTCAACATCTGAAGCCATTGGAGGCATCGTATGATCAGCATACCTATGTGATCCTCTATGAATCTTCCTTAGGGCCTCCGTAGCAGGATGAGTATTCAGGATTGTAGTAATTCCATATTCCTTGCAGAATTTCCTGATATGAGAAGTTACCTCATAATGATATTCATGAGTAGAGATTCCTTTCAGATCCTCCTTTCTTATCGTGAGGGAATTATATGGATCTATCATCATCCCTCCGAACTCCCAAGCATCATATACCTCCTTTGCGATATCTAAGAGTTCAAAAGCATTCACTATCAACTCTGAATCTAAGAATGCCCAATGTCCCTCCACAAAAGCGTGATGCCTCCAGAAGGTCTGTTCATCTATCTGATTGATGGGCTTACCTGCAAGGAACTCTATAATCTTTCTCTGGAGAGACTGAACCTCATTCTCTGAGGAATATATTAACCACCTTGTTCCATTCTCTAATGTATGGAGGAGTTGTAGGTAGGTCATCGTGTGAGTCTTTCCAACATTCGCATGTCCTGTTACTACTATGAAGTTGCTTTTCTTGAATCTTAGGTAATCATCTATTTCAGGTATACCAAATCTTGATGCCTGTGCTATCTTTCCCTCTCTTGCCTTCTCCAGATATTGGAGAGTCTTGTTTGATTGTATTATGTGTTTATGAATCATCCCCCTAAATTAAAAATATATTTTAATATCCTATCATCAGGATAAAAAAAAGGAGGAGCATTTCTACTCCCCCTGCTTAACACAATCAACAAATCAGAAAGGTAAATCATCCTCTCCGTTTACTATTGCCTGAGCAACTGCAATCTTCTCTTCTCTGGAGGAGAAGTGAGTCTCATAGTTAGTCTCCTGCTTATCTTCTTCCATTACCCAAGCAACAAATGAATCTGCAATCTTTAGAACATCTGTGCTCTTAGCACCTTTATCCTTTAAGAGATCAACTGCTGCCTTAAGACAGGATTGTTTTACAATCATCTTTTGCTTGTCATCAGATCCTGATGAATAATTCGCCTTAGGTGTATATGAACCTCCTGAATTATATACAGGCTTGATTCGGTTTCCATACTGACCTGTAGTCAATTCATACTCCGCTTCCTGACCTACATTGAATTTGTCTTGGTCAGGTTTAACTGAAGAATACTCTCCAGAATCTCCATTGTCAAATGATACAAAGAACTTGTATAAAGTCTTTCCATCTCTTAATTGGTAATCTCCCTTTGGAGTTACGCTAACCACTTTTCCTCTTTTCATGATTTAACTGATTGATTAATTTCTAATACTGCTAAATGAGCCTCTAACATTGCGAGTCTCTCCTTCATCCATTCGCTCCCTACTTGTTCAGCGAATCCTGATAGATCATCAATGATCTGATAAATGTTGTTTGTCTCCATCTCTTTCTCTTTTAAGATTTGCTCAAAGAAAAAAAGAAATGGTGAGATACCAAAATTATTTGTGAATTATTTCTCCCTCTATCAGGATCACAGAAGAATCCTTAGGGAGATCAGAAGCAGGTTCTATCCTTACTGCCTTGATGAACTTCTTATTATCATCCGCTATCATTCCAGAATCTACCAAAGCATCCTGAGTGAATTTAATAGCCATTATGCAGTTATCTAAATCGTATCTGTAGTTGACTCTTGCCGTGATGATGCAACTCTTGAATTGGAAATCATAATCCAACTGATCAAGGATGATAGACTTCCATTTAGTTTTCTCTCTGGATCTGAATGTCCAATGAGGAGAAGAATAGAATTTGTTTAGACTTGGAATCTTCCCTAAGTGAATCTCTATGCGAGTATGATCAGTCATAATGTAATCTTAAAGCATACTCAGGATCTATCTGAGATATCTTTCCTATTAGCATCAACTCCTGCTGCTTCGCATGATCTCTCTCTTCTTCTGTAGAATCTACTCCTATATTCTGGAATAGTTGAGCCATCTGATGCAGGATCTTATCAATCTCTGGATTCCTCATATGTCTTGATTGTATATACTTTACCATCAAAGAGGAGGTTAAGATGATATCCATCTACTATCCAAGTATGATATCCATCCTCCATAAGGAGGCCACATAATCTTTGAGCCTCAGATAATTCCACGATCCTCCAGATAGTATTTACTTAATGCTGGAACATACCTCACTACATTCCTATCATAAAATCCAAAATGAGAATAGAAATGATTTGAATAATCATCTTCCATCTCTTTATTCTCAATCTTAGAATACTTCTCTTTTATTGTCATAGTATAACTCTCTGTAAGAGAGTATAATAGTATTATAATAGTATTATATAATATATATAATATAGTTACTTAAGTAACTTAATAAGAGCGAAGGTATAGAGAATCGCTGAGATAATCAATATCCAGATATGTTTCTTTTTGAACTTCTTTTCCTCATAGACCACTTGAGGTACTCTGATCTCCTTTGAGATCCTGATTGTATCAGGAGGACATTCAACATCTACCTCTATCGTATCATAGAACCTCCTCAGATCAATTCTAATGCCGTTTCTCTCTAAAGTGAGGGTATCTATCCTCTCAAGGATTAAAGTATCTCTAACGGCTTCTTTTTGAGTTACCACTATCGTATCCACTTTCAGGACAACTGAATCCAGAATCGTAGGATCTTTTGCAATAGCACGATTGAGGTGATACTTCGCACCACATCCCTGAGTCAAAAAAAGCAGCCCTGTGATCAGAACTGCTCTTAGAATTGCGCTTACCCATTTAAGAACCACAGGCTTCACATTCTGGATTGTCAATACTACAGGCTTTATCATTTGCCTGATCATTTGCTAATTCATCTACAAAGTCCTCAAAGTCACTTGAGAATCCGAAATCAGTATCATTCATTTTTGTTTTCTTTATACATAAGATACCACTTCTGAGCAGTATATCCAATAGTTAAAAGTAAAAGAGTAATCTTCAACGCCATCTCTATCTGAGCGAAGGAGATTGCAAATGTACTTGCGTTCAGTAATAATACTTTGATATCTGTCTCATTCATCACTTAGCGAATTTCTCAAGTCCTGCAATACCGAAACTCCCAAGAGTAACGAACACGAAAGAATTATAGATGAAGTCATTCACAGGAAGATCCTTTCCTACCCATCCTGTAACTACATCAGCAATCATTACCAATACCATAACCGCAAACGACATAAACCCAATGATGGTCTTTTCATTATAGGTATTATCATTCTTGAAGATCTCAATAAAACTCATAATATGTCTTTCCGTTTTTTCTTCCTGCTCTCAGGATCTCACCTTTATTCTTTCCTATTCTCTTATAACTCACATGAACCCAATCAGGATCTGAATCATTACCAAACTCCCAGATGAGTTGGTCAAAAATCAGATGCTCCTTGATATATTCAAAGACCTCTCTATTAGATAACCCTCCAAACATGTCGCAGTCTATATCTAAGGCTTCCCCCTTACAATGTTGAGAGGAACTACTACCACCAATAGCCCTGTTAAGATCCACAGACCTATAACCAGAAGATACCCCAATAGGACATCCAAAATGATCACGCAGAGGCTGAAAGATATTCTGAGCAATTGCTTTGAGATTCTCCATATCCTCAATAGTCGGTTCATTGGAGATTCCTTTTCGTTTAGCCGTTGCTGACTTTGTTACCTCAGCCAATGTTAGATTCTTACTCAGTTTCATCCTTTGTGATCTTCCCTATCCCTTGATTCATGTAATCTCCATTGCAGCATTCTCTGGAATATCTCTTTCCATCTCTACATAGACATCCTCTCCTCTTATCCTGAGGAACATTATATCTATCCTTGCTCATCAGATCAGATCCTCACTTGGTTCAGGGAAGTATTCAGGATGCAACTCCTTACACTTTTCAGTCCACTCCGCAATAGCACTTGAACTTCCAAAGGTATGAACACCCATAGGTGCACACCATACCATAGCAGAGTCCCAAGATTCTACAGGCTCACCATCCCATAGCACATCAATATGGTAGGTAGAAGATAGTACAGGTGCAGTGAGTTCGTTTCCTTCCTCATCGTATGTACCTTCAGTTTCTACCAAGTGTCCAAGATGTACGATAGCGTGTGAGTGTGTTGGATTACCTTCCTCATCTACGCCTAAAGCGTTAATCTTTGTAGTGGCTGCTCCTTTAGAGCCAAAAGAGTATTTTCTAAATGTTTTCATAGTTATATAGTTGTTAGGTCAATCGCCTCTTGGTCAGTTAATGCAG